ACAGGCCGATGTAAATAAAGCTACAGTTCTGACTTGTCCCACTGATGGGTCTATTATAGTTAAGAGTGTATATTGTGCAAACAATGATGCGTCATCAGGGGTTCTAGTACAGATGAATTTTGTTGACTCATCTGATTCTAACACTGAATATGAATTTTTTAGAGATGAGGTGGGTGCTAAATCGCAGGTAAATGCTTCACCACAAGGCTTGAATTTAGAAGCAGGTGATGCTATAACTGTGCAAGCAGCCACAGGCAGTAATACAATACAAGGCCTGATAAGTTATGCTTTAATAAATAGAGAGAATGAAAACGGATAAAGACAACGTACTTAAAATAGATTGCACTACAATAACTACGTGGCGTAATACTAAAACTAAAGAAGTGTTTAAACAAAAAACAGAAGGACCTGATATTGTGCAAGACGTAACAGTTCATGTTTCTCCAAAAGGTTTAGACATGATACAGAAAGCTATGAATGATAAAAACAAAACAGATAAATCCTAAAGGCGGAACTGAATTACAATTCGACTATTTAACAAAATATGTTGATTCAAAATTATTAAACGAAGTACAGATATGTACATCTGTGCCAGAAAAAATTCCTTTACATCCTACAAAACTAAATATCCTATGGCAAAAAAATTCTTACGACCAAGCTAATTTATATCACTGGTTTAAAGATAAATCTAATCATGACAAATACGACTGGTATGTATTTAACAGTCATTGGAACTACGAACATTTTAGAGATCACTTTGATATACCTACACATAAATCTGTAGTTATTAAAAATGGTATAGATGGAATTGGTACATCTACTCCTTATCAACAAGGACAACCTATAAAAATTATTCATCAGAATACACCATGGAGAGGACTATCTGTATTACTAGGTGCCATGCAGTTAATTAAGAATCCTTTAATTAGTTTAGATGTTTATTCTTCTTGTGAAGTATACGGTCAAGATTTCTATAATCAAAATGATCACAACTATAAAGCTTTATATGAGCAAGCAAAACAATTGCCGAATGTAAATTACATTGGCTTTAAACCAAATGGATTTATAAAAGACAACATACATAATTATAATATGTATGTGTACCCAAGTATATTTGAAGAAACGTTTTGTATATCATTACTTGAAGCAATGGCTGCAGGTTTGTATTGTATTACAACTAACTATGGAGCTTTGTTTGAAACAGGTGCAGAGTTTCCTATGTATATACCTTACGAAAAAAATTATAGAAACTTAGCTCAAAAGTTTGCTTATGGTATAGAAGCAGCAGCTAACACATTACATGAAACGCAAATACACAATCATTTAGAATGCCAAGCTGCATACGCTAAAGCATATTACGGCTGGAATAAAATAGGTACATCTTGGAAAAGATTTTTGGAAGGAGCGGTAAATGCAAAAAAGTAGTAAAGCGCAAGGCGCAAACAATGAACCCATCTGGTTTGGCAAGCCATCTGCGGAAGGGGATACAGAAGTTACCACGATCAATATTGGCACAACATCTCCCCATAAAATAATGGTATGCACACCTGTGCATAGTGACGTATCAATGCATTACTGCCAAGCTGTTTTAAAATTTCAACAGGATTGCATGCAAAGAAAAATATTAGTTAGTTTTACTTTGATGAAATCATCTTTAGTTACACAAGGCAGAAATCTATGTGTAGCCGAAATGTTAAATCATCCTGATCATTATACTCATTTATTATTTATAGATTCAGATATAGACTTTCAGTCTAAGACTATCTTTACAATGTTAGAAAAAAATTTAGATGTAGTTGGATCTGTATATCCAATGAAAACATTTGATTGGAAAAAGACTTGGAGAAGATTAACTGAAAAACATAGAGCAATTAATTCTGCTGATGACTTAATGAATTCAGGGTATACTTTTCCTGTTAAAGTAGAAGATCCAGATAAGATACACGTTGTTGATGGAGTAGCAGAAGTAACTCATGCTCCAACAGGATGTATGTTAATTAAAAGAGAAGTCCTAGAAAAAATGATTAAACATTACCCTGAACTAGAAATATTCCAACCCACTATAATTAATGGTGCTGAAGAAAAGAAAGACAATATGTACAATCTTTTCGACACTCTTCATGACCCAAAGACCAAAAGATATTTTGGAGAAGACTTTGGTTTTTGTCAAAGATGGGCAGATATGGGTGGTAAAGTACACATATATACCAAAGATTATATTACACATATCGGAGAATATTCTTATTGTGGTAGGTTTTGGGACGACTTATACCAAGGTGCTCAACCTGTTAAAGGTATTGACGATAGCAAAAAAATCAAATAAAGTGTGATATTTCAGGATAAGTACGCCTGCCATTTAAACTTAAATTAGACAAAATTATGGCAATAACAGAAACAATAGAATCAAAAGAATTTGTAGCAGGAGCACCAGACATCATATTAAAGGGTGATTTAACCCCTAAAAAACCAGAGATAAAGATGGCTTCTGATGATATGAATGAAAGATTTTTAGAACAACTATACGAACAACTTTTAGACGAAGGTTTTTCTCCAGAAGAAGCAGCTAAAAAAGCTAGACAACTAGCTGAAGAAAGATCTATGGCCGATGGCGGCAGAGCACAATACGGTTTAGGTAGTATTGTTAAAGGTGTTAAAAAAGCAGTCAAAGGTGTAGCCAAAGGAGTTAAAAATGTTGTTAGCTCTGACATGGGTAAACTAGCTTTAACTGCACTAGCAGCAAACTACGCTCCAATGTTGTTTGGTAAACAAACATTAATGCAACAAGGACTTCCGAGTATATTTAGTAATGTTGGTAGTTTTTTTACAGGTGGTTCAGAAGCAATGAACGCTCTTAAGATAGGTGGAGCTGGCGCAATCATTACAGGTCTACTTGCTCAAAAAGAACAGAAACAAGGTGAGAGTGATATTGATTTTTCAAATAGATTGGCTGAAGTAAAAGATCAATTAAATGTACAATTTAAAAGACTGTACCCACAAAATGATGGGGAAGGTGATGAAGAGTATAATATAAGAATATCAGCTATGGTAGAAGAAGCTGATGACTCTACAATTCCTGCAGGTGAAATGGCTGAAGGTGGTAGAGTTGGCCGTGCATTTGGTTCTGATAAATTAGTGGAACAGGCATCAGGCATTGAAGGCATACCAATAAACATGAATTCTAAAGGTGTTAAAGAATTAGACATGAGAGAAACAGGTGGATTTATACCACCAGTTGGTGTAAAAGAAAAAGCAGATGATATCCCAGCGATGTTATCCAACAACGAATTCGTATTTACCGCTGATGCAGTAAGAGCTGCAGGTGGTGGTAGTGTAAACAAAGGTGCTCAAATTATGTATGACACCATGAAAAAATTAGAGAGTAAGGTAGTATAATGGCAGAAGTTTCAACAGTACAACAGTTACCAGCACCGTTTATTGAAGCGGCAGGTAAAACATATTTAGCAGACCTACAAAAAGCAGTTGGTGGTCTAAGAGGATTAGATGTATCTAAATTATATGGTCCTCAGTTTGTTGCACCTACTTCAGCAATAACACAAGAAGCTCAAGCATTAAGAGGTGGGTTAGGTTCTTATGCACCTTTCTTACAGACAGCGGCAGCAAGCACCGGGCCTCAGGCATATCAACAATTTATGTCTCCTTATCAACAAGATGTTATTGATACAACACTACAAGAATTTGATGTACAAGCTGCAAAAGGAATTCCAAGTATCGCAGCGCAAGCTGTAGGTAAAGGTGTTCTTGGTGGTGGTAGAGAAGGTGTGATGAGAGCCGAGTATCAAACAACAAGCGACAGGAACCGGGCAGCATTACAAGCTCAATTATTACAACAAGGATTTGGCCAAGCTCAACAAGCTGCGCAGCAACAATATTTAAATCAAATGAACTTAGCTCAAATGTCACCACAATTAGCTGGACAACAAATTTCAGCGTTAGGTGCATTAGGTACCCAACAACAAGCACAAACTCAAGCAGGTTTAGGTGCTCAACAACAGTTAGCTTACCAACAAGCATATCAACCATTGCAGTTAGCTCAGCAATATGGTCAAGGTGTTACTGGATTAATTTCTGGATACCCAGCACAATTCCAAACTCAATCTACGCCTTCACCTACACCATTACAAACAGCATTAGGAGCTGGAGCTACATTAGCAGGAGTATACAGAGCGTTTAGTTAATATGAGTAATACATTTAAAAGACCTATGTTTAGAAAAGGCGGTGACGTCGGTGGCGGAATCATGAACAATATTGTTGAAAGAGGACAATACGCTAACAGTAACGCTGAAGATCTTAATTTAAAAGACAGCACTGGGTTAAAAATAAAAGATCAGATGGATGTTATTGAACAATTATCTGGAGGAGATAATAGATTAGGTGATCCTTTAACACAATTTTTATTACAGTTAGGACCATCAATAGCAAGTCAAACTGGAGGCGGTGGCACTATTGGAAACTTACTTCTTGCATCAAAAGAACCTACAAAAGATTTATTTAAAACTTTATCAGATCAGAAAAAAACAAAACAAGCGATAGCACTAGACCTATACAAAGATTTATCTGACTCAGACAAAATAGCTTTACAAGAAAAGGTAGAGTATTTAATGAAAGAGTTTGACATAAGTAAAGAAGAAGCATTAGCTAGAGCTTTACCTGAATACAGGAAAAAAAGAGATCCTGAAGAAGATGCAAATCTTAAATACGAAAATACTATCGAAAGTATTATTAATACTACTAAGAACAGATTTGGTGTTTCACAAATAGATAACAGACAAGCTGAATTAATCTTAGCTGATCTAGACAAACTAGAAAAAACTAACCCAGAAGCTCACGCACAATTTATTAGAACTAAATCTAAAAATAAGTATATCTTTGGTACAGGTGAATACAACGCTGACACTGGAGAGATACTAGGTAAAAATTCACTCTTTAATAGTTTACCTGAAAATGTATATGTGTATGACATTGAAAGAGGTAAGTTTGTTTATAGACAAGGTAATAAAGTTTTCACATTAGAAGAAACAATCACAGAGGAGTAGAACATGGCCGAATCAAATTGGTACGATTTCCTCATTCCATCACCAGAGACGAGAGCTAAGATTGAAGAGACTTTTGAAGAAGGTCAATTATATAATCGTATTATTGGAGAAGAAGGAGTTAATGGTTTAATTCTTAGATTAAGAGAAGAAGAATTATTAAACGAAGGTTTATCTGAAGAAGATGTAGCTAAAAGAATAAAAGAAGAAAATAAATATTCTAAGCTATCTCAAATACTTCCTAAGGATATAGCTTTGTTTGGAGAAGCTAAAGCTGCAAAGATTGAAGCAGAAGAAGAAACAAAATCATTAGAACCAGAAAAACTTTACAAAGAAGTAGAATCAGTTGGACTAGGAGATAAGGACGACTATGAAGTAGGTCTAGGCGAGTCTTTAACTGGAGCTGTAATTAGTGCAGGTATTAAATTTCCTAAAGGTATAATTAATTTTGGTACACTTGTATATGATGCAGCCAAAGGTGAAGGACTAGACGTAGAAAAAGGTTTAACAGAAAGATTTAACAAAGAATTTGAGAAAACTATTTTTGGTATAATAGAAAATCAAGCAGAAGATGCAGCGCGAGAAACTGCTGTAGGTCATTTAACTGAAGCATTTCTTCAACTTTATGGCGCTAATAAAGTTGCACAAAAAACTGTAGTCCCTTTAATTACTCTAGCTACTAACAAAGCAAGAACTCTAGCTCCTGTATTAGTGAACGCTATTAAAACTAATAGGTATGCAAAATTAGATGACACTGCAGGAGGCACAGCTAAAGCTTTAGCAAAAGCAAAACAATTAAATAAAATAAGTAACACTGATAAATTTATAGGAATGTCAATTGGTGGTGGTTTTGGAATGGGTGCCTTTGTTATGAAACAAGAAGACATTGGAACTTTTGGTGACATAGATGCATTATCTTTTTTAGGTACAGGTCAAGACAGAGAACAAAAAGTAAAAGCAGATGACGATGCGTTTAGACAATTAAACAATAAATTTAAATTTGGAGCAGAGATAGCATTTCCAATATTACCTTTTATCTATGGTACAGGTAAGGTTGCTAAAATGTTATCAACAAAAGGTAAGGACCTTGCATTTAGTGATTCACAAATAGAACGATGGGTAGATAAATTTGTAGGTAAACCTTTTAGATCCAGAAGTAATAAAGCTCAAGAAATATTTGATAACATTCAAAAGTTAGAGGGAAAGAAAAGTTCTGTCAAAGTATTAGCAGACGATGCAGCTAGAGATTTTGATGACGCCTTAAAGAAAATATCTAGAAATAGTACCAAAGCATCTGAAGCTATACAAAATCCTAACGCACTCTCTGAATTGTTTTCTAAATTTTTATTAAATACTGGCGATGTAGTCAGCAGAGGTAGAATTGTTTTCAAAGGATTTAGTAAAAAATCATTAAAAGAATTTAGAACTGCTATGGACAAACTAGGAGTTAATAAAGATTCAATAGATGAATTAATTAATAATGGAATTAGCTTTAGAGAAACAGCTGCATTATTAAAAAATACTATAGGTAAAAACAAAAACGTAAACGTAGGAATCAAAGAATTAAATAATATATTAAACGATAGAGTTAAATATAATTTAGGAGCTGATTATAAAATTTTTGATCAGAATATGGGATTGTTTGATGGCTTCAAACCTAACCTGGCTGCAAAAAGAGAAGTAGCAGATATTATTAAAAAGTATCACATGAGAAATGGTGAAAAGAATTTTTCTATTGATGATGCTATGATTGTTGTTAACAACATTTTAAAACGTGTAACTAAAAATCCTGTATCAAATACACCACAGTTTCCTATAGGTTCAGTCAATGTTTTAGATGATGCAGCCGTACAGATTGTAAACATAGGTGATAACATCACAGCAGGTGGTAAATTTAAACCATCTAAAGATGGAGGATTGATACAAAAGAAAACAGACTTAGCTGCGTTTAATACATTATTTGGTAGTTACAAAAATGCTAAGAATACTATTTACAATGTATTAAGTGATCTTGCAGACATAGTATCTAGAGATAATTTTTACACACAGCTATTAAAAGATAACAGTGCTTTATTAGCTAAAGGAGAAAGAGCTTTATTTTATCCTACATATAATGCAGCATTAAAAAAATTACCTTACCAAGAAGTAACTGAGAAAGGTTTAAAACTAACAACTAGATTATCAGATGAAGTTTATACCTCTCCATTAGATGGAATGTTTACAAGTAAGAATTGGGCTGACGCAGTTAAAGTAGGCGATGCTATTGTTGCAAGTGGTTTAACAAGATCACTTCCATACAGAGCTTTAATGTTAGTACCTAAAGGTTTATCTCAAGCAGGTAAAACTATCTTGGGTCCATTTACTCACATGAGAAATTTTTTCTCTGCTGTTGTTACAACAGTTCACAGTGGTAATATATTTATATCGCCATTAAAGTTAGCAGAGTTTGCTAACACAGCTAGAAGAACTGTACAGCCACAATTATTATATAGAATGACAGGTAATCCTAAATATAGAAATATGCCTGAGGACCAAGCTCTATACAGATTTTTACTTGAAGAAGGTGTAACTAACCAAAACGTAGTAGCAAGAGATATTGAAGGAATGCTAGGAGATATTACATTAGCTGGTCAAAGAAATACAACAGCCGAAGTATTTTTTAACAAGTTAGTTAATTCAACTACAAGTAAATTTAAAAAATTATATCAAACAGCAACGGACTTATACACTGCAGAAGATGATGTGTTTAGAGTTATAAACTTTTTAGCTGAAGGACACAAACTAACTCAAGCTTATAAATCAGCTGTTGCAAAAGGAGTCAAAGCTGCAGATGGAACATTTATTAAAATGCCTAGCGATCTAGCATTAATGAAAGAAGCAGCTAAAATTATTAGAGAAACAATTCCTAACTATGCATACGTATCTGATTTTGTAAAAGGTGTAAGAAGATCACCACTTGGAAGTTTCGCATCTTTCCCTGCAGAAATTTTTAGAACAGGTGGTAATACAACTATAAGATCTCTTAAAGAAATAAAAGATCCTGTTTTAAAATCTATAGGTTACAGAAGATTATTAGGTCAAGCTATGACTTACGCTTTTCTACCAGTTGCAGCTTCTAAAGCTATCTCTGGTTTATATGGTATTACTAGAGATAAACTTACAGCGATGAGAGAAATTTTACCTACATGGTCAGAAGACAATACAATCATTGGTGTTTATGAAGATGGTAAATATAAATACATAGATTTTTCTCATGGTTTCTTTTACGATACTATGATTCAACCAGTTAATACTATTGTAGCAAACGTTGAGAAAGCAAAATTTGCTAACGAAGATGATCCATTAATTGTAGGCTTTGCTAATGGATTAACGAGAGCGATGGGTAAAGTATTAGCTCCTTTCTTTTCTGAATCTATTTGGTTTGGTGCCGTATCAGATGTATTGATAAGAAATGGTGTCAAAGACAATGGTAGTCCTGTATGGAATCCGGACGATAGCTTAATGACCAAGTGGTCTAAATCTACTCAACACGTAGCTTATACAATGTCACCGGGATCATTGCCACAGATAAGAAGATTAATAGCTGCTCTTCAAGGTAAGAGTATGAGTGGTACAAATTATGAATTACCAGATGAACTATTAGGTTTTATGGGTTTTAGAAAAGTACCATTAGATCTAGAGAAAAATTTTGATTTTAAAATTACAGACTTCATGGTGTCTAAAAGAAATGAATCTAGAAAAATATTTGAAGATCTTAGAACAGGTGATCCTGTTAATGATCCTAATAAAATTATCAGACAATACTTTGAAGCTAATAAATCTTTTTACGAAGACATGAGTAAATTAAGAAGAGTATATGATGCAGTAAAAACTTTAGGAATGAGAGATGATAAGATCGAAGAAATATTTGGAGAAAGAAATCAACTTCCATTGTATGGAGATATAGAGAACAATGATTTCTTTCCGATACTAATTTCAAAAAACCAAGTGTTTGATATGGAAGATTTAGCTAAAGATAAAAATATTCCTAATATACTTAATGACAAAGTCCTAGCTATAATTGAAAGGATGGAAGAAGATATGCAAGGATTAGAATTAAACTCAGATTTTAATTTAGATATAAATGAATATTTAATGGAGACAGATCAAACATCTAAATTACAAACACCACCACTACCAAAAAACGTAACAGAAACAGCAGTAAGTCCAGAAGTAGTTAATAGCGGCCAACAAATGGCTGCGTTAGATAACGGATTGACCATGGCAGAGAATGCTTTACTATCCGAAGAAGAAAAAATGATAAAACTAAGATCAAGAGGAATGTTAACATAATGCCAGCAGGAGACAAATTAAAACCAAAGAGCACTAGAGAACACTTACTATCTATATACGGATATATTACAGGTATCAAAAAAGATATGAAACATATGCACGAAGGTATTCACGATTTGGGCGGTAAGATAGACAAGATCTATTGGGTGGTATTGGGTACTGTTGGGGCAGTATCACTTCTGTTGCTAGAAAAAGTTATAGATAAAGGACTTTTTTAAATCCATTCTTTTAATTGCTCACCCATAATTTGTGTAGCAATATTTATTTTTTTACGTAAAGCTTTTACAATTTTTTCATCAATAGTTTCTTCTGTCATTATATCTATGTAAGTCATAGGTTTAGTTTGACCAATACGATCTATTCTAGCTTCTGACTGTTGTCTCTTTTCTAAATCATAACCATTTGAAAAATAAATCATTGTACTCGCGGCAGTCAATGTGATACCATACCCGCCGGTTTGTGTAGTTCCTACAAAAAATCTACACTTGTCATTCTCTTGAAACTTCTTTATATTATTTTGCCTTTCTTCTTGAGGAGTTAAACCATAATAATCTACCACTGTTCCTTCTCCAAATTTTTTAGTTATCTCTTTAATTATTCTTTGTACATCTTTTTGATAGTGAGACCAGATAACAGCTTTACCTTCTATCTCGTCTAGGATGTCCATCAATTCATCAACACGTCTTGATGGTATCTCCTGCACTGTTCCATCATCAGCTGTAAAATGTCCGCAGGTAATTTGATGAAGTCTCATTAACTGTACCATTACTGTTGAAGTTGTAACTTGTTTTCCATCTAGTTGTGCAAATGCATACTTCTTCATTTCTTTATAAACTTTTTCTTGTGGACCTGTCATGGTTACCATTCGTTTCATATAAGTTTTAGATGGTAAGTCTAAGCAATCATCTTTCAAAACTCTTTCTGAAAATGGTTCTATCTTTTTAGATAACTCAGCTAAATTTCTGTATCCTACAACAACATTAACTGAACGTGCGCCCAGGTTAATTGTTTTCATTACAGAGTATCTAGCCCTGAATGTATAAAAAGAACTATGGTCAAGGAGCCAAGGATCAAGAAAAGCACATTGAGCAAATAAATCTAATGGCGAATTAGTAACAGGAGAACCAGTTAAGATTCTTCTGTATTTGGCATGCTCACGTAGCCCTACTATGTTTCGTGTTCTTTTAGCTGTAGGAGTTTTGATTGTTGTAGATTCATCTATAGCCATCATTGCTTTGTGTGATGACAGAAATCTACGTGCAAATTCTTTTCCAAAGTCATATGAAAAAGCTTCAACATTCATTATTAAAATATGAAAGTCAGTGCCAGTTGAAAACAAAGTATTTAATTTTTTTGTTTGTTCTCCTGATTTATCAGAGCTTTTCCACAATACAATTTTCTTTTCTATGTGATCAGGTAGGTGTTTAGGAATCTCTGCTTCATACCAGTTTTTATATACACCTTTTGGAGCTATTAATAAGAGCCCATTTATGTCCCCTCGATCATAAAGCATAGCGCAATTATCGATCAATACCTTAGATTTACCTGTACCCATTTCCATGAAGTAGGCAAAATTTTCTTTCTCCCAAGAACGTTCTAAAGCTTTAAGCTGATGCGCGTACGGCTTCGATTTAAATTTATAGTTTATCATTTACTTATCTTTCTAAAAGTGTATATATAGGACGAAAGAGATAAAGTCAATATGCAATTTAAAGATCATATAAAAAAAGACAAACCTAAAGTATATTTAATTCAAGACATACCAGGAACTTCTAGAGGAGAACCTAAATATAATATTTTAGGCGCACAGAAATATGGCGATATCGTGACGATGCTTCCAGAATTTTCACAAATGATATTATCTCCAGGTCCTTTAATACATAAACTTAGAACTCTTCTAAAACATTATACTTCAGAAGACTTTCTTTTATTATCTGGTGACCCTGCAATCATAGGTGTTGTGTGTTCAATTGTGGCAGACACAACTAATGGTAGGTACAAGTTATTAAAATGGGACCGTCAAGAAAAAACTTATTATCCAATAGAAATAAATATTCATCATAAGTAGTTGACACTTTAAAAATAATCTCTATATTGTTTTCGCGAACTATTATTAGAACATTAAAACATTAAGGAGATATTATGAAAGATATTAATCTTAGACAAGATGCACCATCGCAGGTGTCACAAGTCAACCCAACAAGAATCTCAGAAGAGATTGAAAAGTTACAAGCTGTTCAGCAAGAAATCATCAACCATGAAAACAAAGTTAAAGAATTAAAAGATAGAGAAAATTATTTAGGCGGCGTTATCATTCCGGATTTGATGAATGAATTAAATTTAAAAACATTAAAGTTGCAAGACGGATCAGAAATATCTGTTGGCAATAAATTTTTCGCTTCTGTTAAAGCTGATAAAAAAGCTGAAGCGTATGACTGGCTTCGAAATGCTGGCCTAGGCGATATTGTGAAAAATGAAATCACAGTTCGGTTTGGCAAAGCTGAAGATAACAAGGCAATGGCTTACGCTACCCTTGCAAAGGGTCAAGGTTATGATCCGGAACAAAAAGTTTCGGTACATACTGCGACTCTTAGATTAACTTTGGAGGATTTCCAATCACGTGGTGGTAAAATTCCTCCGGAGTTATTCAACACGTTTGAAAAAAATCAAACGCAAGTAAAAAACAAACCAAAACAATAGACTAACAAATCAATAGGAGGATATATGGATAGTCAAGTAGCAACAAAAGCTAATGCAGGTGCATTAGCAAATATAAATCTCAGAGCAGATTCTGGTAAAGGAGCTGAAGAGATTAAGTCGGATGATGTATCAACACCGATCTTAAAAATTCTTCATCAACTTTCTCCAGAGTGTAATGAGAGAGATGCTAAACATGTAGCAGGTGCAAAACCAGGGATGATTTACTCATCAGGTTTTGGATCTCTCATTGAAAGCACAAAGGGTCTAGACGTCGTGATAGCTCACGCACAGACTAGATATCCTGAATGGCAAGAGCGAGGCGATAGTGCTTCAGCTCCTGTTGGAACTCACATCGAAATTCCAGCTGAGGCAAAAGAAGAAAAGAATGGTAGATATAGATTACCAAATGGTAACTATGTTGAGAAGACAGCTTACTTCTATGTGTTGGCAATAACAGATGGTGAAGTTAAACCAGCGGTCATTCCAATGAGATCGTCAAATCTTTCTCCAGCAAGAGAACTTAACAATATGATCAAGAATCTTAGATTCTCAGATGATAAAGGTTCTTTCAATCCTGCATCTTTTGCAGCAGTTTATAATTTAAAAACTGTTGGCAGAACTGCGGGCAGTAAAAGCTGGCATGTCTACAAACCATCAAGAGTAAGAAATCTTGATGTCAGTAATAAAGATGATGCATCGTTGTATGAAGTTGCACAACAACTTCAGAAAACTGTATCAAAAGGTGCAGCAAAACCAAAATACGATGCGCCTAAAAATACTACTGGAGACATAGTATAACCGAGTTCCCGATGGGACACTTGCAAGAAGGGCGGTTAAGCGAGAGTGGATCCGCCCTTATAAAGATATGGAAGAATTTAAAAAGTATTTTACAGGATTAACGCGAGACTTTGGTTTCTGCAATGTAGAGAACGGCTACATAGATGAGAACACAGGTAAGTTAAAGATTGACCCAGGCGATTATGGCTGGGCCCACCGAGCAATCAGTGATGAAGATTATGATAAACATTTAAATGGTAAAGTTTCAATAGGATTACAACCCTGTGATGATGATGGCACCTGCTCTTTTGGAGCAATAGATATTGATCCTACAAGTTATTCTGATTTTAATATAGGAAAATTTTTACAAGTCATAGATAAAAAAGATTTACCAGTCGTACCTATCAAATCAAAAAGTGGTGGACTACATATTTATATATTTACAAAAGAGAAAGTACCTTCAACATTAATTAGAGAGGTATTACAAAATTTATTATTCTTGTTTGGATTATCATCTAAGACAGAGATATATCCTAAACAAACTAAACTAGGTAAGAATCAAAACGGAGAGAAGACTGTAGGTAGTTTTATAAACTTACCATACTTTAAAAAGACAGAACGTGTAGCACTCAAAGCTGATGGTAGTGCAATAAGCTATGAAGACTTTCTAAACGTGGTAGGTGCAAATCTACAAACTCAAAAATCATTAAAAGAATTAATCAATAAAAAAGTAAACGATGAATTAACTGGAGGACCTGATGATCTTAAAGATGGTCCACCATGTTTACAGGTTATCTGCAAACAGGTTACGGAATCAGGCAACAAACTAAAAGATGAAAGAGATAGATTTTTATTTAACTACATGGTTTTTACAAAAAAGAAATACCCTGAGTCTTGGGATAAAAAAGTATTAGAAGCAGCTAGAAATTATATCTTATATGATGAGATATGGGGGGATGAGAAAGTAAAAGATAAAATAAAATTTTGGAAAAAAGATACCGCAGGTCATACTTGTTATGATCTTCCTATCTCTGCCTATTGTGCAAAAGGTGTATGTATCAAAAGAAAATTTGGTATAGGAAGTAATAGAGATACACACTGGCCACAACTATCTAATCTAATTAAGATAACATATAGACCAGAGCCAGAATATTTTTTTGATGTAGAACTAGGTAATAACGATGTGGTCCAAGTACATGCAAAGAATATTAGTAGAATGGATGAAGTAAAACAAATGCGTAAGTTAGTGGCAGACAATACAAGTATCTTCCCACCAATGATAAAACAAAATGAATTTCAAAAAATACTAGATGGACTATGGGCAACTAAAAAAGATATGCCTCCACCAATTGGAACCAATCCTATAGAAATATTAAAAGAAGCATTGATAGAATATGTTAACGGACCTGAAGCTAAATCACACTCTGCATTTGAAAGTGGGTCAGTATTAATTGAAGAGGACCATTATTATTTTGTATTCCAAAAATTTTTTGAAGAACTTAAACGAGGTGACTGGGCCCAAAAAAGAGATAGGACAGCTCATCTTATTCGCCAACATTTCAAAGGAGACTTTGATTGTAAGAAAAGATTTCCTAAAGGCGAAAACAAAGATTCTTTTCCACAGCTTAGAGTATTAAAACTACCAGTGGAAGGATTAACAAAAGAAGAAACACCAGATGAAAAGGTAGAAATAGAAGATAAAAAGGAGATAGTATGACGAAAAAAGTACCAAGCGTATGCGTTTCATTACCTGCATACGATCAAATGCACGTGGGCACATGTTTATCAATAATAAAATTGTTTGATAAATTTACACAGGCAAAAATAAAAACAACAATCAATACATTTAGATGTCCATACATAGGATATTCAAGAAATATATTGTCAGCATTATTCTTACAATCAGGTTTTGATTATCAATTGTTTATAGATGCAGATGTAGAGTTCGAACCTGATGTCGTAGGTAGAATGATAATAGCAGAAAAAGATTTTATATGTTGCCCATATAGAAAGAAGACACAAGATAACTCTGTTAAATACTCAGTTAACTTTGATAACCATGAAGAGATAAATATAGATAGTAAAGGTCTATGTGAAATCAAAAGAGGACCCGCAGGTCTTACAATGATTCACAGAAAAGTTTATGAACAGTTAATGGCTAAACACCCTGAGTTAAGAATTAGAAATTATAATTCTATTCCTGAAGAAGCCGGTAAATATTTATATAATTTTTGGGAAACAGAATTTAAAGATGGAATCTGGATAGGTGAAGACGTTAAGTTTTGTGACCTAGTAGAAAAAGCTGGATTTAAATTTCATGCTATTGTTGATGGAGAGACAACTCACTATGGAACAATGGGTTATAAAGGAAAATTAGTCGATACATTTAAAAAATCAAATGGCAAAGCTGACTAAAATATTTGGTCCACCTGGTACAGGTAAGACACACAGATTACTTCAAAGGGTAAAGGCATATGTTAGAACTGGTACTCCATATCACCAGATCGGATATTTTGCTTTTACTAAAAAAGCCTCTGGGGTAGCGAGGGATAGGGTGGGAGTTTCGGAAAAACAAGTTCCGTACTTCCAAACTATCCATGCGTTTTGTTTCCATAGGTTAAACATGAATGAAGAACAAATCATGCAGCCCTATAACTATGAAGAGATAGGTAAGCTGTTAGGTATTAGAGTAAACTATTCTGACAAGTACAACGATGAAGAGACACATTACCTAACTTGTAACAATCCTTATTTTCAAATGATAGGTAAAGCAATTAACTTAGACATTCCTATACGAGATTTATTTGATAAGAACGAACACGATAGAAAACAAGTTGGTTGGACTCAACTAAAAAACATAGCTCTTAATTTAGAGCGGTACAAAAAGATAAATGAATTAATGGATTTTAATGATTTGATTAGTACCTTAATTGAAAGACAAGATAAGATTCCACAATTCAAAGCTATCTTTGTAGATGAAGCACAAGACCTATCTCCATTACAATGGAAACTAATTGATGTATTAAAAACTAAAACTGAACATTTATACTTAGCTGGCGATGATGACCAAGCTATCTATGCTTGGGCTGGAGCTGATGTATCTAGATTTATTACTGAACCTGCTAGAGAAATAGTTTTAAAACATTCAAGAAGAATATCTAGAGCTGTACAGCAACAATCAGAAATACCCATTAGTCGTATAGCAGGCATCAGGAAACAAAAGAAATATTTACCAAGACCTACAGAAGGATCAGCACAACACATAAATAATTTAGGTCAAATTAATTTAAAAGAAGGTAAGTGGTTAATTTTATCTAGGACTAAAAGTAATTTACTTACAATCATGGAAGAGCTCAGGCGTAAGAATCTTTACTATGAAAGTAATAAAGGTAAAAGTTTTACAGTAGGAATCTACAAAGCTGCAGTAGCTTACACAAAATGGAGAACAGAAGAAACATTAGAAACAACAGAAATAAATGACATCAGAGATTACATACCCAATGCAAAATTTTGGAATAAAGATAAAGAATGGTATGATGTATTTACAGCAGCGCCACATAAAGAAGTTTTGTATATTAGAAATATGTTAGCAGATGGAGAAAAATTAAATCATAAAGCACGTATATTTGTATCTACAATTCATGCAGCAAAAGGTGGAGAAGAAGATAATGTAATTTTATCTTTACATCAAAGCAGTAAAGTACAGAAAGGAATTAAACAAAGTGTTGACAAACAGGACGAAGAGCATAGAGTGTGGTATGTGGGCATTTCAAGAGCAAGAAATAATCTATATAAATTAAAAGCTAAAAAAGTAATAAAGGAATATAAACTATGACGGACAAGGATATGTTCAAAGCAACAACGTATGATTCTTTAGAAAAGCAGGTAGGCGGGAAACATTACGCCAAGATGAAAATTCAGCCCGCAGAATTTATTAATGAAAACAAATTATTATTTGCTGAAGGCAATGCTATAAAATATATTTGTAGACATCAGTCGAAAGGAAAAGAACAAGATATCAAAAAAGCAATTCATTATTTAGAAATGATTTTAGAAAGGGATTACTCATGAAGTTACCTACTTACATGCAGGCACAAACAGAATGGGTATGTCATAAAGAATATCCTGACCTAAGAGATCATGACGAAATAGCAATTGACTTAGAAACAAGAGATCCAGATTTAAAATCTATTGGATCAGGTGCAGTTGTAAAACGTGGAGAAGTTGTAGGTATTGCAGTGGCTGTTCAAAACGGGTCTTGGTATTTTCCAATCGCTCATGAGACAGGTCCTAACTGTGATAGAGATAAAACTTTAGAATGGTTTAAAGATATTTTAAGTTGTCCAGCTACAAAAATATTTCATAACGCTATGTACGACGTATGTTGGATACGTAATTTAGGCTTAAATATCAATGGTTTAGTCGTTGATACCATGGTTGCATGCTCGCTCTTAGATGAGAATAGATTTTCATACACACTCAATACTTTGTCTTGGCATTTTTTAAACAAAGGTAAAAATGAAAAAGCATTAAACGAAGCAGCGAAGTCTAGAGGACTAGATCCTAAAGCAGACATGTGGAGATTACCTGCAAGTGAAGTTGGTTCGTATGCAGAAAAAGATGCACAGTTAACTTTTGAACTTTGGCAACATGTAAAAAAATTAATTGTTGAAGAAGATCTTCAAGATATATTTAATCTCGAAACTGATTTGTTTCCTTGTCTTGTCGATATGCGTTTCCTAGGGGTGCGGGTAGATGTCGAAGCGGCCAATCAATTAAAAAAAGAATTATCCACCAGAGAAGAACTGCTGCTACACCAAGTACAAAAAGAGACAGGAGTAGAGACGCAGATATGGGCAGCCAGATCGATAGCCAAAGTTTTTGAAAAATTAAACTTGCCTTTCGACAAAACTGAAAAAACTCAGTCGCCATCATTTACAAAAAATTTCCTTTCTAATCATGCTCATCCTGTAGTTAAGATGATAGCACAAGCAAGAAAATTAAACAAGGTCAATACAACTTTCATAGATACTATTTTAAAACATGAACACTGTGGAAGAATACACGCTGAGATAAATCAAATAAGATCTGATGATGGAGGTACGGTAACTGGTAGATTTTCATATTCCAATCCAAACCTACAGCAAATACCTGCACGAGATCCGGACACAGGTCCATTAATAAGAAGTTTATTTATACCTGAAGAAGGAATGAAGTGGGGTTGTTTTGATTACTCGCAACAGGAACCAAGATTAGTTGCACACTACGCATTAAGATTTGGTTTATCTTCTGTAAATCAAATTGCAGATTCATATGATTCAAATCCAAAGACAGACTTTCACCAGATCGTAGCGGAGATGGCTGAGATACCACGAAATCAAGCTAAGGTAATTAACCTAGGATTGTTTTATGGAATGGGTAAAGCAAAATTACAAGCAGAGTTAGGTGTATCAAAAGATAAAGCTTCTGTATTATCAGAAAGATATCATTCACGTGTACCATTTGTAAAACAACTGATGAATAAATTAATGAACGCTGCATCTAGTAAAGGTAAGATTAAAACATTACTCGGTAGACGATGTAGGTTTCCAAAATATGAACCAGTCTTACGTGGGGATGATTGGGGTAAGTATGTTCCGCCACAAGATCATGAACGAATGTTAGAACTACAACAGATGGGACCAACATTAGTAGATGAAGATGGTAATGATACAGGTAAAAAAAATTACTGGCATAACAATGCTACACGAAGAGCTTTTACTTACAAAGCATTAAACAAATTAATTCAAGGATCAGCAGCTGACATGACAAAAAAAGCTATGTTAGACTTATATAAGGAGGGCATCACACCACATATACAAGTGCATGATGAACTTGATATATCTGTTGTGAATGATTTGGAAGCTGCAAAAATCAAAGACATAATGGAAAATGCAGTTGACTTAAAGATACCAAATAAAGTAGATTACGAATCCGGGCCTAATTGGGGCTCAATTAAATGATTGACTATGGCTTACTTAAATGCAAACATACCTGTAACTTATGCACAAATAAGAAGGGAGTATTTATATGACCTTACCAGACATCATGGCGAAGTTGAAGACTGCATTGTGTTCGGTGTTACGAGTATTACAGGACGTCCTATTCTATTCCATGCGATTATGGAAAATGGGGCTATCTTTTATCGTCTCCCGATTAGCGCATTTATCCAACGTGGTTTCAAGCCAGAAGAAGTTCCTCAACGTAGACTGGACGAGTTGGAGTTATGGAATTCTTTTAGTTATTATCCTGCTGTTACTTCTTGGGATATCCTAGACGGACAATCAGGTAAATACATCGGTAAAGATAAAAAATGGCATAGTGGAGCTTATTTATTTACTGTTGACTGGGCCCACCCAGAGAGTAATATAATAGATACTGATCATTCAGAAATTCCGCACGAGCATAAGTGCGCTCACATTATTGCTTTAGATGATGGCAATTATGCGGCTCAGCCAAACAATAGAATTATTTGGGATATACCATCGTTCACAGTTAAAGATAATGTGCCAGATTGGAAAGTCCAAACAAGTGAGTGGAATGTAGAAGACACTCGACAGTGGAGAACAGAAGACACTGATAACTTTTTCTACGAAATTGAGGAGAAGAAAAAATGAAAAAAATTTTAAAAGATATTTGGCATCATGTATGTTGGCCATTTAGAAAAATTAAAAACATTATCAAGAGTAGATAATGGATTTAGCAAGTTTACTAAAAAAGAATTTTGTATTAGTTCCGGTAGTGGCTTCGGTCCTTGTC